GCCGGTGATACCAGCTAGTAGTTGGGCTATATCGGGTTTTTGACCAGCAGCAGGGGCCTGACCAGCTTGTTCTTGTGGAGGTTGCTGCGAGGCAGGAGCGGGGGCCGCACCTGCTGCTGGAAGCTGTTGCTCCATACCTGGTGCCATAGGTGGCATCTGCTGGGCTGGAGGTGGTTCTGGTGTAAATGCTTTTTCAATAACTGATTCTAATGACTGTCCCTTTTGACGACCTTGGATAACAGATGCGATACGTGAGATAATCTCACTAGGGTCTTGGCCTTGCGCTGCAAGGGCTGGGATTGCCTGAGCATACTGTGCAACAGCAACACGCAGAGAATCGCGCATCTCTTCAATATCAACACGTTGTTCCTCCTGCGTAACATTTAAGTCCATTGGAATCTCACGACGTACATAGTCACGAGATACGAGCTTGTCTGAACGCATTTGTAGTAAAGCAATGATGGCACGGTTAGGATCCATACCAGACATAATTCCGTAACGTACATCTACGCCGTACTCACCTTTGATGTCACGAGATGGTGTGTACTTGAGAATGTAAGGTGTTCCATCATCTGTTCCCTTGATAGTCTTTGGAATACCACCAAATACTTTCTCATCTGCTTCAAAGCAAATAGAGATAAGTTCTTGGAACATACGAGCAAACTGTGCTTGTGCTGCCTTGATCTGTGTATCAAAGCCTGCTTGTAGGGCCTGTACACCGCGACCAGTAACAACTGATGCGTCAATGTTACCTGAACGAGATTCTGGGTAACGAGCACCAAGGCGTAGTTCACGCTCTAATACACCTGATTCTTGGAAGACTCCAGGTGGTAGTTCCAATGGAACACGGCGAATACCTTGTGGGTTAGCAGAGCGCATAATGGAATCTGGACCGAGGGCCAATTCTTGCACATCTTGTGGAATAGCAATAGGTGCTTGGATAGATTTTTCTGCGGCTTGAATCTGTAGGATTGCAAAGCGAGCACGGGCAAGCTGTACTGATAGCACATCATCAAATTGTCCACGTGCTTCACCATCTAGAGATGCACGCATTACAACAGATGCCATAGTTTTACCTAGGATGTTAGGTGTGCGTGATAAGACTAAGTTTTTTCGCTCTGGTAAGTAGAGCAGGTCTTGTTCTTTGTCGTGATACTTGACCATTGATATATAAGGAGAAGAAAGACCATACTGGTTTCGACCTAAGATTAAATCGTAGAACTCTGGGTACTGCGCCCCTAGCGTTTCTGCATCGGTAACGATGACCTGAGTAACAGATAAGACACGTCCATAACGATCTAACTCTGGGTAAGTACCAAATGGGTTGAGCATACGGATACGAGGATTGTTGTCATCGTAATCCATCTCAACCATACCAATACCAAGACCATAGGTGTTATACCAATCTGCGCCTGTGTACATCTGCAGTTGTAGGTCAGAGTTTGTTACATAAAAGTTTGCAATACGAGTTCTAGTATCTGCAGCCTTGCGTGCAGTATCTGAAACCATATTGGTTGCTGAACAGTTAAAGGATGGCAGTGGTGCCATTGCCTCTGCTAAGTCACGTGCAGCTACGTCAATGAAGTTTGCAACCAGAGGCTTTGGGTACTCCTCTGAAAACATTGCAGGGTATACCTTAGAGATATCACCTTGACGCACTGAGAGCACATCACGCATACGTTGATCTCGCGCTGATGAGCGCGTACGTAAGCGTGCTAGCTTAGCGTCTACTTCTTTGACTGATAACAATGGGGGTCCTTAGCCGTCGTAGCGTTCTGGGTTCTTTAGGTAACGAGCCTTTTGTGCAGGTGTCATCTTAGATGGAGAAATTTTGTCAGGCATTACTAGCACCTTCTTTTTAACAGGTGCCTTAGTTATGGGTTTAACTAACATAGGATATCGTTGACCCTTTTTTGTGGGTACACCAATTGCCTCTTTAGGCATTGAGGTTTTTGGACTCATACCTGGTTTATTTCTTTGAATAGGCTTACCAGTATTTGAATTTATTTTAGGCATTGGTTGCTTTGGACTAGAAGGTTTAATAGGACCTAAAATTTTAGGCATTGGCTTTTTAACACCTTTTGATGGTGTACGTGGCGCCATTGGCTTCTTAGGCGCAGGCTTTTTCATTTGTGCCATTACTTTTTACCTATTTTTTTAGCAAGTCTCTTAGAAGAAGTTGAAGTTTTTTCTTTACGAATAGACAATGTGGGAAATCTTTTTTCATAACTTCTGGCACTTGCTTCTGCTTGTCTCTTAGTAACCTTTTCACCAACAGTAGTTGCTTTCTTTTTAGTAATTTCTACTGCTTTACGATATTTTGCTGGCTGATCTTCTTCTATCATTTTTCCAGCGCGAGGTTGGTTACTACGACGTGATTGACTGGCAACTTTATCTTTTTGAGTTTGTGTCATATTCTTTTTTGCATTCTTAAGTACTTCTTTTTTAGAAACAGTAGTGCGCTCAGACGATGATGGAAAACGACTCTCAAAAGCCTTTGCGACGTTATCTGCGTACTTTTTTGTCTTTTTTTCTTTTGCTGTGTATGCAGGTTGTCCAGCAACTTCTACCGCATAATGGTATTGAGAGTTCTTAGCCCCACCTGTAATACGTGGTTGATTACTACGATTTTTAGCTGCCATTATTTTTTACCTGCTTTCTTAGCTACTGCCTTAACAGTTTTCTTTGTTGATTGAATACCTGTAGTGTTTGGTTTTGAAGCTACTCTGTTTGGATTAAACTTTTTATCTAATTTTGCAAGCTCTGACTTTAACTTCTTTTTATCTGCTGGTGTTTCTGCTGTATCAATAAGCCAAGAGCGCTTATTCATATAATCGTCTCTACGATTAGCCATTATTTTTTCCTTTATTTAGGTTTCTTGGTTGTTGATAATTTTGGAGTTTTCCAAGCATCAGGAACTGGAACTCCTGCATCTATAAAAGATTTCTTAAATCTTGCAATAGCAAGAGTTGGATTTTGTTTATACTTTGCACCAACGGCTGCAATGAGTGAAGGGCCTTGTCCTACATCTCTTCTTGTTTCTGTTGTTTCAGTAATAGTTTGTACTGCGTCGTTAAATCTTTTTTTGTTTCCACCTGTAGCATCTGGGTTAATCCAAGATACATCTGGACGCTTTTTTGTTGTAATACCAGTTGCTTTGGACATTGGCTTTACTGCTGTTTTTGCTACTGGCTTTGCTTTAGCTACTGGCTTTGCTTTAGTTGCAACTTTCTTAACTGCTGTTTTTTTCATTTGCGCCATTAGTATCTCCTTAGATGAACGTGCGGTCTTTCTCTGCGAGCAGTTCATCTATATTGATAACTGTTCGTTTGCCTACCTCGTGGCGAGATAGGAAAGGATTTTTCATATGGTGGGTCTTGTGCATACCTTGATTGAGCATCTCACGTGCTCTAATCTCACAGAACCACAGAGCCATCACCATATCGGTCTTGCCTTTAGTAGTTGGCGACCAGGTAATCAATTGCTCTATAAGCGCCTTAACGTTTTCAGTTTGATCTGAAGGTAAGTGAATAAGGTTATCGCGGTGGTGCTTTCCATCGAACTGCTTGGTGCCAAACAAAGTTGACATTGATGCAACTCCAAAGCCGGAGTCCCACTTGTTGGTTCCAGTATGGTGTTCCCGCAGTAGCACTCCTCGGCTAGCCAAGTTTGCACGGATACCTTCATCCTGAGTTAAGAAAGATTGAAATGCGTTTTTCTCTACAATCCACTCACTAGGTGAGTAGAGGGTAGTCCAGTCAAAGATTAACTGACGGATTGCAGCAGGCGTTGGCCTAGTAATTTTAATAGCATCAACGATATAGCGTTTATGTGTAGCCCTATCAACAGCGTAACAAACGACGGCTGTATCACCAACCATAGCGGGATCAAGACCACAAATAAAAGAAAAGCCGTTGACATCACGCGGATGGCCTGGGTTGCCAGGAACCAAACGACCTGCTTTACGCATACCATCTATAGAACCTCGCACACATACTGGGTCAAAGATGGCATCATCTGAGATGTCTTGTTGTTGATAGACCAAGGCCCAGGTGCTTGCATCCATAGCTTGGCGTTCGTTGTAAAGGTTGCGACCATTCCATCTAGGATAGAGGCCGTCCTCATCTTTATCAGATTCCATCTGACCATCAAAGGGGGCATCACTAGCAGGCCAAAGGGTTTCCCACTTGTCGGGGTCATTGTCTGTAGAAAGCAGAGCCGGCATTGCAAGGTAAGTCCAAGGTACTAGGCCGCCTGGGTAGCGATCTTCTGAGCGTAGCTCCTTGTATAAATCTACAGCAGAGACACGTGTACCAATAATAATCAATTTACCAGTAGGGTTCAAACGAGAACGCACGTCCTGGGTAAGCCATCTAATCTGCTTCTCAAACTCATTGGCGTTCTTCAAGGTTACTGCGTCATCTACAATAATCATATCTGCACGTTTACCGTAGATCTGACCACCGATACCGACGGCTTCAATGTTCGGGTCCTTTTCAGATGACTCACGTAGCTCATCACCAAAGGTGACACGGGTAGCCTGCCACGAGGCTGACTTAGAGTTAAACCCTACGCCAGCAGCGTAAGCCTGTTGGAGTGCTTCATAATTTGGATGAGTCAGGCGTTGCTTGATG